GACAGCCATGCAGAATCCCGGTTGCCCTGAACTCTCGTATGGTGTTCAGGACTGATGCCTGATGGCGATCTCAAAACGGGCTAAGGCTCGATTGAAAATAGCGACTGCAACAGAGCGCAGTCAAATCAAGAAGGCGACCAAGACCCTCTATGAAGCCGAATTGATGGGCATTAAGCGTATGAGGGAGATCATGCGGTGGGCCGATAAGCGGTGAATCGTATGGCGACTCGAGTGCAATGGTCTGCTTCCGTCCCTGCTGGTTCAGATGCAGATAAGATGTTTCCATTGGGGGGCGTTCCCGAAGGCAAACGATTCATCCTTAGCGGGATGTCGGCCTCCGGTGGGGACGCCGGGGAGCGATACGGCATTAATTTGGTTCCAGCCTCTCAACCTATATCTGATGTGACCACATCGACGGCGATTGGTGTGATCTCTTGGCTCTATCCCATCAATGGAGGGGCCACCGATGCACAACCGTTGATGACCGGGGGGTCTGTCGGACTCTTCAATCCAATGGTTCCCGGCCCCTGCACTCTATGCATTGCATCCTATAACGCGACGGCGGCGGCCCTCGTTGTGAATATGGTTGGTATTATTGAGGATTTGTGAGGCTATGCCTCGCCTCCCTGTCGACGGAAAGAAGGTCATCGAGTATCGGGTCACCCTGGGAGCTAAGGAGCGCGAACTCGTCCAGGACGCTCAATGGTCATACACCTTCGGAAAGGTTGCCGAGACCCTGGGGGGGATAGTCACCAATCCGGTCTTTCTCATCGGCCTCGCTGGTTATATCGCATACAAATTAGATCAGATACTCGACCCTGATTGGCGCGCAATCATCGCAGACATGACTCCAGATGAAGTCAACGATTGGCTGGAGACTCAAAACCTCGTCGGAGCTGGTATTGGAGGCTTCATTGGGGCCATCCTGGGGCTCGGTGTGGGTGCGCCCTGGCTTGGGGCCGCTATCGGGTCCATCGCGGGCTCTGCGGCTGTTGAAGTGGGTGAAGCGGTCGTTGACGAGTTCGGGAATGTCCTGGAGGATACCCTCACTCCCCAAGCGACTATCGCAGTCGTTTCCTGGCTGATAATATTCATGAACGGCCTCGAGTCGACTGCGGCCTCGCTGAACCCGCTTGGTTCGCCCACCGAGCCAGGAAACGGCGGCGGCGGCACTTTTTAGACCCCTCCAGGGGGGGGTCTTCGGGCCATAATCGACTTTTTTGAAAGTCCGAATACCGGAACGGAGCTGGTTCCGGATATCGGTTCGACTCGCCCCAGGAAAACGAGCGACTGAAACGGTGTAGCCACCAACACCGCCGTCAACCGGAAATCCAGCGACGAAGCCAGCCTTTCGGCTTGGCTGGTTTCGGTTGTGGCTTCGCATTCCCCTCGATGGTCATATCATCAAAGGAGAAGAGCTTCGGATTCTCGGCCTCCGCCGCTTCTAAGACCACAGTATGATCCATATAATCGGGGTTCGGTTCAATCATGAACTTAGACAGCTCCTTTCCGTATGCGTCGTGCGTCCTGGGCGGACGGACATAGGCTATCCATGCCTCGCGAGGAGGGGGGCCGCAGGGCCAGCACTTCATGCATCGGGGCTCCTGCATGGGGATGCAGAGCCTCGAGTCGTCGTCTTCGCGTTTGCATTGAAGCCATTCTCCGCCGCCGTCGATGAAATGTCGGATGAGGCATTCCCGGACGAAGCGGGAGAAGTTAGGTATCCTGGAGGCCAGCTCTGCAGTATGCGGGTCGAGGCTGACGGACTTGACGATTGACGGACTCATAGCTCCAACCATCCTCCTTCGGTGACCGCCTCGCCCTTGATGTTCATCAAGTGAATGGCGGCGGGCATTCCGCACCGCTTCAAGTCGACGCCGATATGGGTAATGCGCACCACGCAACAGTCCTCGATTGACTTTCCCCCCTCCGGAGAGTGCGGGCCGTGAAAGGCAACCCTCCCTCGGATGAAGTGGATGGCCTCGGCTCGCTTGATGACTTTGCCGAACCACTTGGTTCCCGTCCTGGCGGGGAGGAGGAGGGTCACCTGGCTCCCATCGCGGGCGGCGAGGAGAGCCTTATCGATCCAGGGGTCGATTGAGTGCCAGGGCGGATTGAGCCAGATGCGACGAGCGTCCCATTGTTGAAACAGGCCATTATCCTCGACATCGAAGAACTCCTCGCACTTCGCATTCTCCTCGCTGGCCGCAGGGTCGAGGGTGTGCGGGCCAAAGCGAGCATCGAGCCCCTCGAATAACTCGTCGGGGGTGCGATAGTCGTCGGGCGCAAAGCGACCGTGACCGCGATGGTTGGGGAAGGACTTGGTCAGACCGTCACATCCTCAAAGTCTGTATCGAGCCAGATGTGCTCGATGTCTGCCTCCTGGATAGCGAGGCGGGTGCAGTTCTCCAGGGCTATCGGGGTCGTGGTGATGAAGGTCAGCGTCGTCTTGACGAGATTGTGGACTCGAGTGGGGGGTGTGTCGGCCTCGATGATGGGTGGGGTATAGACTATCTCCCCGGTGAATATCTCGTCCAGGGTGGCGGGGTTTTCACCTGGGCGGGGGGGAGCTTCATTGAGGGAGGGATCGTAGCCCGTTGACCCCTCGGTGGGCTCGTATTCGCGCTCGTAGGTTTCATCGCCGCATCCGTTTCCGGTGTTGACTTGGGGGTTGTATGGTCCAGCGAGGGCCGCGTGGGTTTCCTTCTCGCCGGTGCAGGTTGCTCTGTTGACTCCCAATGCGCCGCAGATGGTGCATCGGGTGCGCCCGTAGGGGACTCCCAGCTCGCGCGCCATCAATTCACCTCCTGGGCGCGGATGGCCCGGCGGATGTCGCCGCGAAAGTGTCCTCCGCAGAACGGGCAGTATGACCACTCATGACCAACCTGGCCAATGAGCAGTCCGCAACATGCCTCGTCGTCTTCTGTTAGTGCTTCAATGGGTGGGGTGTCTGCCTCCATGACCCTCTCAGGGGCCGAGACTACTTAACAATTATGGAAAACATCCCGGTTTTCTATAATTATTACCTACTACTACACTACACTACACTACTACACTACACTACACTACTACTTCTCAAGGTTTAAGGGCTGGTTTGGGGACGGGTTGGAGTATGGATTGGGTGCTGGTCTGCTTGGCTGTCGTCATATTGCATGTCTGCCTGAGCCTTTTTCTCGCGAGAATGGTCGTCCTAACGCTCCGTTTGGAGCTGGATGACCTGGATTCGCGGATCGGTCAAGCAATCAAGACTCTGGTCGAGGGGGGGCTCGGAGATTTCGAGCCTCCCAACCCCGTCCAGCAGGCAATCGCCAATCTATTATCGCAGAGAATGGCGGGAGAAGGTGGGCCAGAGGCAATCCAGATACTTCGCGGTGAAGACGGAAAGTTCGCGGGATAGATTATAACCCAGGTATTCCCCAGGGTGAGCTAAGATGGCCCGGAGAAAGACCAAGCGTCCTCGACGCCGACAGTCATTCAGCATCCTCAACGCTCTGGAAGCCCTGGCGTATGCGACAATCCTCACCGAAGGCGTAGCAGGGACTTCACCCTGGGGATTCATTACCGGAGAGGGCGATCTGAAAGGAGCCTTTGAAGGGCAATTCCTTCAAATGACTTCCGGAAACGGTGGCGGCGGTAATGGTTCCGAAGTGACCGGAGCTGAGGAGATTAGCCTTTCAGATTTGGCGACCAACCCAGGGACAGCTCTGACTGCGATGGGAATGAACTTCACCAACAACCTAATTCCAATGGCGATAGCCGGATTTTCGACTTCGGTTGCATTTAAGGTCGGCAGACGCCTTTTGAGAAAACCAATCTCAAGCGTCAACCGCAACATAATCAAGCCTGCACTTGGGGCTGGAGTGCGCCTCTGAGGTTGTGATTTTATGGCGAATGTGAATTGCTACGGTTCAACAATCTCGAGTCGAGGGGGAATCGTCCCCCTCCATAACTCGGCCACGACAGAAGCGACCCAGGACGAGATCCGCACCGATGCCGATTTCGTTGGGAGTGCCCAGGTCTTCGGCACTTTTGCGACTCAACAGCATGGGAGCTATGTATGCACCCAGGCGGGCCTGCAGTGTGAGAACGACTTCACCTGGGCTTATATCCAGAGTGCCGGGAAAATAAAATTGGCTCTGCCCATTGGCGGCGGGGCCGGGACATCCGGCGGTAATTGCGGCCTCCCAGCTCCCCTCCCTTATTCAAAGCAAATAGCCTCCGGAGATTCCGTTCAGGTAATGGTCAACGCCGGAACCGACAGAGAGGCCGCAGTATCGGTCGCCTGTTCCAATGGCGAATACCATGTATTTTCAACGACGGTATCCGGTAGCGGCGAACAGGAGCTAACATCCATCCTCGACGGGCAGTCACTCGGCTTGACGCTCCAGGGCCGCACGATAACGCATTGGTTTGCCCTGCCTGGAGCTAACGACACCGAACTCGAGTCGCCGGTTTATGTCCTGGACGGCTCTGGTGTCCCGATTGGCTCCGTAGGCTTCACTGCAGGGGCCGGAGACTGCGCGGCGACATTTCAGCCATGCAGAATCCCGGTTGCCCTGAACTCTCGTATGGTGTTCAGGACTGATGCCTGATGGCGATCTCAAAACGGGCTAAGGCTCGATTGAAAATAGCGACTGCAACAGAGCGCAGTCAAATCA